TCTAGTTTAATTTTACCATCTTTAAAAGGCAAACCGTTTAACTCAATGTTGGCGGTTTTCTTTTTACGTGCATCAAAACCCCCAACAATACTATTGTTTTCGTAGTGATTGAATATCTTATTATTTACACTATCCGCTGGTAGACTAAACGTTTGCGTAAAGTCAGTAAAAACCTTAGATATGTCTTTAATGTTTTGGATTGATTGCGTAATCGTTACGCTTTCATCCTCAAACATAGACACCCTTTGACCCTCAATGTATAGTTGTATTTTTTGCATCTATCTAATATTGTTTATTGTATCAAATGAGTTGTCAAAGTTTATCGTGTATTCGACTAACTTATCATTTAAAGATGTCTTATAAACTTGACTGCTTGTTTTAACGTTGATTGGTGTAGTTTTACCGCTTTTTGTATTCCATACTTGTTCTGATAACAAAAGCTGTCTTAGGGTTTCGTTATATCCCTCATTTAAAAACCCTGAACTTAAAGAAATAGATTCGTTTGCATTGATGTTGAAATCTTTGTTAACGTGGTTCGTGTTGTCGTATGAATTACCAAATGTTAAGATGTTGCTTTTGTAAGAATCTTTTGTTGTGTTTATTGTTTCTACGTATTTCTTTAAGAAATGCATGTTTTCCAACACCCCGAACTTATTTAAAAAAGTTACTTTTGAGGGTGTTTGTTTGCATTCGCTTATAACACTAAGTTTTATTGTTTCCGTTTTATTGTCATCAACAACTACTATACTAGTCAAGTCGCCAATGTCAAATATGTTAAAGTATTCTATTTGCTCATTACTTTCATCAGATGCGATATAAGATTCTGTTTTTACAACCGTTTCACCATTGTACAAAGTTACAGTCGGATTGTTTTCAACATAGATAGGTAGGTTGTAAGCGTCTTCTCTTAGTAAAACTAAATTACGATTACTTATTAATATTGAACTTTCGCCTAAGTTGAAACCTGAGTTTTCGAAATAAGAATAAGAATCTAAAGCTAAGTTTTTTTCTGTACTATCCGCTATTTCGGTGTCGTTAGAATCGTAAGCTTTTAAATCTAATTTGACCCATACAACCGAGTTGCCAGAATCGCTTGCCGTTATAATCAACCTAGAAAATCCGTCTTCTATTTGGTTTTCTATACCATCTTGCAAAATACTTGCAAATCGAAACTTAACACCTATAAAGTCTCTAATCAATTCCGATACTTCGAAACTTACTTTAGTAACACCAGACAAAGTATTCTTTTTTAAATAATATTTTTCTTCACTTGGTGGTGTGTTTTTATCGCCCTCCCAAACGTATATCTTTAATTCAGCGTAAGATATGTTTTCGTCTTCAATCGAAACGAAATAAGGGCTTCGTGTATTAATTGCCATTGTTTAAATTGTCTTTAGTTGTTGTTAATAGTAATGCTTCGACATCTAATCTAAATGCTTTAACGATGTCTTTATCTAGTCTTTCAAATGCTTTATTAAATGGCTTAGTAAAAAACATACTAGGCTTTATACCTTTTGATTTAATTACGTTCGCCAACATATAACCCGTTTGTTCGTGTGTTACATATCGACCTTTTTTATTTCTAAATTGTACACCTTTACGCTTTGCCCATTTCGCAAATGTACCCGTATGGTACTCAACACCTACTAAATTAGAACTCTTTTTATAAGAAAAGTTGTCTAACGATTTACCGCTCTTTGTACCTTTGACACCTCTGTCTTGAAACACTAAATAGTTTTCCATTAAGAATTCTAAACCGAAACTATTAGGGCTTACATTCAAATCATATTTCAAACTATCATACCCCGCTTTCGTGTCGTTCTTATTAGTCTTACTTAGATTAGACCTTGACTGCTGAATTACATACTTCCCAAATCTATTTAATTCCGCTTGTACGTTCTTTAACATATCTCAACCTCGTTAGGCACTATAATCTCAAAGCTTAACGCCCATCCAGCTACCTCGTTTTCGAACCTATCATAAAACGGCTCAAAAGATGGTGTACCTTGTAATTGATATTTCTCTTGGTGTAAATCCCCACCTCTTAACAATTGCACCAACTTATTTAATACAACTAATTGAGTATTTAAAATATCTTGTTCGTTGTTGTTACCTCTAAATATATCCGTTGTTTCTTCTTTCGATACATTGACAACATCCATAGCTAAGACAGACATTGAAAACGTCAACACTTGGTCGTTATTAGATACGTTGTTTACCATCAAATGAGAAATAGGATATATCGATTGTTTAGCTAAATCAATACGAGCAATATCGCCAGACGTTACGGTGTTGACGTTTGGGTCTTCTAGTAATTGGTCTTTAATCTTTTGAGTAACTGTATAAAATCCTTGCATTTAGAATTTGTTTTTAATGTTTTGTGATTCAACCTCCGCCAATTCCTTTTTAAAAGATAGCATTGTCAAACATTGATGTATATTTAATTTAGTGATATCTTCAAATCTTTGAACATCCCCGTTAGCGAGTCCATAAATAGATTGATACCAACCCCATTTTTGTCCAAAGTTTGCAGTTCTTGAATAACCTGTCTGTCCTCCTGATTGGTTGAATAAAGAATCGTATGTTTCGATAACTCCATCCCTAAATGATACAAAAAAAAAAGGCTACCTAAAGCTGCACTCATCGGCATATCTTTTAACACCTCAGGGTTTGCTGTATCGTATTCTTTAATATTGTATTTACCCGAACCACTACTTTTAATAGGTCTGTATAATACATTCATAGCAATGTGCATCTCTTCCCACTTGCTTGCGTTGTTGTCTAAATCGATATATTCCCCTAAAGACATCTCGTTTAAGTCAGGTACGAAACCGTACTCTACATCATTCAATGTAAACCTTTCCACGTGTTCGGGTGTGGTGTTTAATAACTCGTTTAATATTTCAATAATAGCCGTTACGCTTGACATTCTAAGTTTGTAAGATTCACTTAAAGGAATACCACAAAATATCTCAATCATCTTAGCGTCCAAGAAATTACCGTCTGGGTTGTTTTCCTGAATGCTTAGAAACTTTTGATACTGTCCTAATGTAATCTCGTCAAGTGTTGTAGGTACGTTTATTTCAATCTTCATAATTATATAATAGTATTTTGTTAATGTTTTATAAAAAAACCCTTACAATTTTCGTATGCCTTTGTAAGTAGAAATAAGTGTTGTGGTTTTACGGGTGCTATTCTAACCTGTTTACCTGTTCGATGGTGTATAAAACATTGTACAGTTGCAATCATTGTTTTTACATCCATTTATCTAATAAAGTATTTACCTTTGTTTGGTGTCTTTAATTGTGATGTTATAGCATATCTGCAAGCGTCTATACAGTGATTAAACGCATCAATAGGCTTATTTATCGTGTTGCCCTCTCTGTCTTTTAACCACGTGTACGACTGTAATTCTTTGATTAGGTTTGTGCTTCTTGAGGTTATGTATATCTTATTTTGATTGATTAGATTTATACCATAGACAATTGAGTCCTTACCTTTAGTACAAGGTAAAATATTATGTCCGTGTGTTCTTAGTTCAGCTATTGATTTCGGTTCGGCACTATCCGCATACACTACCTCATTTAAAACGTCTTTAGTTTTTAGTAAGTTTGATATATCCGAGTTTAATAATTTCTTTTGAAATATAACTTCATCAAATATGTAAGCATCGTTGTATTTGTATAAAGCTACTAAGGTTGTAGGGTCATTTGAGTATCCGAAATCCATACCATAACAAAGTAAACGTGCTTCATCAGGTAACTTTATTTCTTGCCAATCGGTAAGACATACACCATCCAAAGAACCCACTTTACCAAGACCGTACACTTGCCACCAATTGTGCCAATAAGATGAATCCTTAGCTTTGTCCCTTGCTGACTCAATATCTTTTACGATAGTTGCTGGTAGTGCTTCGTTGTCTAAATAAGTTAGTGTGATAAATTCTGCATCGTCTTGCGTTGCTACTTCTTTATGAGCCCAAAAGTTTGCAGTTGGGTTGAAGTCAATCCAAATATCTCCAGACGTTCTAATAGCTAATTGGTTGTATGCTTCGAATGGTATGTTGTTTGCTTCATTAACATAAAGAACATTACGTCTTGCACCTCTAAGCTTGTCGGGTTGCTCTACGCTAAAGAACTCAATGTAAGAACCATTCGTAAAAGTGTATTTAAGTGCTGACCTATTCCATTGACCATCTCGATATCGACCCGTTGATATCATTATTTTAAGAAAGTCTTTCATTGCACCCCTACGTAAATGCGG